TGTTTTACGAACAGTTCAAATTGGATATAAATCCCGTTCATTATGAAATCATTCGTAGAATAGGTGATTCGATTAAATATACTGTTTGCAATATGAGTATTGACTCTTTTCTCCGTGAAATAAACCTGCCCGGAGTTGTATTCATTTGGCGTGATGACCACGTTCATTTCTTTACCCCGTTGCCTTGACTAGATAACAATTACTATTACTATTCATATGGGTTTAAACCGTTCACGGACGGGCGGACGGGTCGATCATAAAAATATATTTGTCCATTATATACGCATCATATACACCACGCATCCATGAAGAAGTATAGCATCACGAATTATACGCGGAAAATGGCGCAGAAAATCGGTGTCGTGGTGAAACCATCCACAAACCCAGAAAAGAAAATCGACGTATTTCGCCAGTCGCGTAAAATCGCCAGTGTCGGCGCGGCCGGTATGAATGATTTTCCCACCTATATTCGCAAACGCGGACTCGCTTACGCAAAAACCCGGCGTCGTCTCTACAAAATGCGTCACGAGCGCGACCGTCACGTGAAATGGAGCAATGGATGGTTGGCAGATAAGTTACTCTGGTAAGGCGATGCGCGCGAAACCAGTATAAATCAAATCCATGGATACATAATAACTTGGTTCGTGATACAATGAAATTCTTTGAAACACACTTCAACGAATATGTCAAAAAGGTGGAAGAATATTCGCTTCATCCTATCGTAAAAAAGGCATTCGTGACATTTCCACCAGATATTCAGTCATTACCGAGTATGATTATGTACGGTCCAAGTGGTGTCGGCAAGTATAGTCATGCATTATACTTAATCTCTCGATACAGTCCGTCCCATTTGAAATACGAGAAACGGATTGCGATTGCATACAACAAAGACACCTTCTTCATTAAAATCAGTGACTGTCATTTTGAAGTCGATATGTCGCTTCTCGGGTGTAACTCCAAGCATTTGTGGAACGAAATCTATAGTCAGATTCAGGATATTGTTAGTTCGCGTTCCAATACTACCGCATTCGTCATGTGTAAGAATTTCCATAAAATACATAGTGAATTGTTGGAGACATTCTATAGTTATATGTCAGACAATCTCAAGTTCGTGATTTTATCCGAGCATGTGAGTTTTCTTCCGGATAATATACTTCACCGGTGTAAAATGATTCCATTCAAGCGCCCCACTGCGACAATGTACAACAAATGTATTTTCCCGTCATCGAGTACCGCCGGGGTGGGCGGCATCGCCCCGTCAAAAAAGAAACCAGCCGCGCCCCTCATCCCACCAGCGTCCCCTGGTAGCGGTCCAGGGGACGTCATCAAAGAAACACCGATTCGCTTGACAAGTAAATTTCGGTTAGATACCATCACGAATATTAAGGCGTTGAAAACCAATATGAACGACCTTACAGAACCGCATGAAAATATATGCAATTGTATTGTGGAGATTATTCTCTCGCCGAATGCACAATTAAAGTATGACGCGCTGAGAGAACGCCTGTATGACCTTCTTACCTATGACATCAATATCCAAGAATGCGTTTGGTTTATATTACGTCGCCTGATTACCAACGGTTCGTTATTGCCAGAAATGATGGATGATATTATGATACAGATATACACGTTTTTTCAGTATTTCAATAATAATTACCGCCCGATATATCATTTAGAGAATTTCGTGTTATTACTAGTATGTAAGATACACGGATACAAACATCAGTTTCCTGCCACGTCACATGTATCCATTCCCTGAACAAATACAATCTGCGCTGCGAATATTGGGATTTGCTGACGGTGTTGCGCCAGAATCCATGAAAGAGTTGAACAAACGATATCACCTACTTGCATTAAAACACCACCCGGATAAGGTTGCGGCGGCGGCGGCCAGTGACGACGACGACGACGACGAGAATCGTCATACTCGCGATGCTACCGAGAGATTTAAAGAAATCAATGACGCGCATAAACGTGTAAAGGATTTCTTTTTTTCGAATGAACCCGGTCTCGATGACATTCGTATGGAAAATGGGTATGAGACCATACTTCAGATGTTTATTCAGACGATTCTCGCAAAAATATCGAGAGGGCCGGGGCTGGGACTGGGGCCGGGACTCGGACACGTATACGAAGAAACCACCATAAACCAAGCCGTCCAATCATTGATTCATATGATTATTACCAAAGGACTCCAGTCGGCGATAACCATGTTTCAAACGATGGACAAACAAGCATGTCTTACCATCTATGATATTCTCTCGAAGAATCAAGACTTATTCGGAATCTCTCGAGAGATTATGGAGGAACTCACACGTGTCGTAGAAGAGAAGATGGGCGACGACCTCGTAGTTCGTTTGAATCCGTCGTTGCTGGACATGTTGCTCGATCGCGTCTACATTCTCCATGAGTATGGGCAGGTGTATTATATACCGCTCTGGCACAGCGAACTTCATTTCAAGCAGCCGACCACTCATGGTGACGGGGAAATCATCGTATTATGCGACCCCGAACTACCAGATAATGTATCTCTCGACGACAATAATAACCTCTTCATATCTCTCGACGTCAATGTTTTAGAACTATTCCGCGACCAAGTGGTTCCCGTTTACATCAATGACGAGATAAAGGACCGTGGGTTCATCTATTACCTACATGCATGCGATGTGACATTACGGTCAGACACGCGACAGTGTGTTCTATTGCGCGGTCTTGGCGGCGGTAGCGGCACTGGCAGCGTCGGCGGTATTGCGATGATGAATACGAATACGAATACGAAAAGTAACGACATTTTCAAGGTGGGCGCTCGGGCGAATGTGTATGCGAATGTGCGGTTGGTCTCGGGCGCGTGAACGGATGGAGTGGGATGAGCTACTACCCATTCGCGTAATATTTATAAATACCTCCTATTATCCAAGCGGTATTTATTATGATGGACTGATACTGTTTTGACTTCACACACACAATCAATAACCCGGTTGCACCGAGGGTATTTAATACAAAATCTATAGTTTTTTCAAACGTAACGACATATGGACACAATACCAATATACTTCCCGCCCATCCAATGCCTTCTAAAATAAATGTCGTACACTTATTCTCAGAGGTTACATTACTAGGAACCTCTATATGTTCTGGAATAGGAACAGGAACTATTTTATTTGATGTAGACATATTATATATTGGATTGTAATTAGTATTTCATTTTTTACTACCATAAGTAAAAAAAATGAAATTCCTGTCAAAACGTGTGTTAGTAAACTGAATGTGTTATGAATTGCTGTGTGAGCGCGCGCGCGTACCTGTGTATCTAGAAACAAATCCTCCCCGGCATGCCTCCCGGGTCTTTATACTATTTTATTTTATTTTAGACCTTGCGGACAATCTTCTTCTTGGCTGCAGCGTCACCGCCACCCGCAGCAGCAGCAGCAGCAGCAGCAGCAGCAGCAATTGGAGTCGGCTTGGCAACAGGAGGAGCAGCCGAAGCGGTTCTCGCCGGAGGAGCAGCCTCCTCCTCGTCATCATCCTCGATGATTGCAGAGACATTGTCGTGGTCATGCTCGCCGCCATCTGCGTCTCCATCCACGTCAGTAGGCACAACCTGTGCGACAATCTTCGTCTTCTCCTCATCATCCAACTTGATGTGGCACTTGCCCTTCAGCGACATCTTGGGCTTCACGATTGCCTGAAACAACTTCCAGGTCACGCCAAACTTACCATTGGCGAACCAAATACCACCGCACTGAATTGAGACAGCGATGTGACTGCCCTTTGCGATGAGGTCCTTGGGAGAGAGCGCAGGATTCGATGCGTCAGGAAAGATGGGCTGCATGTCGACGTCGTAGAGTTCAAGCTCCTTCCATTGACCGTCCCAGAAAGGCAACTTCACCTTCAGAGTAGGCGCACGAGTCATATCGGCTTCAAGAGTGTCCTTGTTCTTGGGGTACTTGAGAATGGGCGTCCACAGCGCATCCACTGCGTCGGCCGTCATCTTGGGCTTGCTGAACCACTCCTTCGAATTCGTGATTGCATCTTCCTTGATTTTCTTCTCGAATGCGGCGATATTTGCGAGGAACTTCTTGGTAGCGGGGGTCTCAAAACCTTCATTGGGAAACTGGAGCGCGAGGTCATAACTCACCTTGCCGGACTTCTCATCGGTGAAATCATTGACACCCCACGTCAACATGAGAGGAGTCGACAGATTGAGAACGGTGCTGGTCTTTGCATTGACGATTCCGACACTGCGACCGCCAACGGAGTTCACTTTGGGCTTGGTGTATTTCATATCAGTAGCGGAATTGAAGGAGGCGCCGGGGATAACCATTTCAGAAGACATTACGACGGTACGAGTGTTTAACGATGTGTTGAACGATGATATATATACTCATGATGATTGTTTAAATCAATTTTTTTGGAGCTGGTGGGATTGGAATGCTAATTGCTCGCTTGTTCCGATGCTCCATGCCGGCGGGGCCGGCATTCCGCATCTACACAACCTCGCGCTGGCGCCGCTCAAATGCGGTTCGACGAAATACCTCACCCCGGCATTCCCGCCGTAAGAATTGACCAGCGAAGCGTAACGAGTCTATATTGACGGAGAATGTTATCTTATTCTACGTCAATTCAATGGTTTAATCGTCCAACAATCGTCCAATATTTGAGCGGCGTCAGCGCGAGGTTGTGTAGATGCGGAATGCCGGCGGAGCCGGCATGGAGCATCGAAACAACCGAGCATCTAGCACCGCTTCTTATCAAATATGGATACAACCTCCTTCACAAGAAGGTCGAACTCCTCGCGCTGAGTAACCGACAAGGTAAGTGTCTCCTTGAGTTTCGCCAGGATATCCTGAAGGCGCACACGCTCCTTTTCGATATCGGCCGTCTTCTGCACTTGCACCTTGTACTCGTTCGAGAGAATCGTGAGTTTCTTCACCTCACTCGAATAATCCGCAGTCTCCTTTTGAATCAGGTTCTTATACTTGTTGTAATGGTTGACGAAAGCTGTTGCGACATATCCAGAGATATTATGGGTATTGAAATGAATACCGGTAAGAAGAGTCATCATCTCATCCTTGTACTCATCCTTGACAATCTTCTTGTCGACGGTTGACTTCACGGCCTGAATATGTGACGCCAATTCGCCGAGAGATTTCAGGAACGCTGGGCGCATTTCATCGAGAGTTTGAAGATACTGTGTGTCTGCAATGAGTTTCTTATAATGCGTCTGAATCGTGGCGTTGAGTTTCTCTGTTTCATCGTAGAGTTTCTTCATTGTCAGACGGGATGATTCCAGACGAAGTTGTTCATTTTGAAGTGTGACACTGACGCCGTTATAATTATTACGGTTTTCAGTTTCGACCTTCTGTTGTTCGTCGGACGTTTCCTTCATAAGAGTCACGAGCTTTTCTTGGAACTTTGTGAGCTTTGTATCGGTCTTTTTCTTGGAAGCGACGATTTCGTCGATGGCGTTTTGCTTGGTCACGGTCGCGGGAGCGGCGGGTGCGGCAACGACGGATGCAGGGGCGGCAACGACGGGGGCGGGCACGGGCGCGGGCGCGGGTTTCACCGGAAAATAACGGCAGTACACACGGTCATGATTCTCGTTGTTGTTCGTCCACAACCATTCGGCGTCACCTGGAATATTTGGGCGAGAACCGCCTCCAACCGAACGCCAAATATTACCGTCTTGGTTACGACCATAGCTTACCGCATTCGACCAAGATGAATCGTCAAAATTATTGGTGGTCCATCCGGGAGCGTTCTTTGTAGAACATTTCCACTCGGACGGTTTGGTCACCTTACCTCCAAACACACCGATGAATGCGGCGGGACCACCCTTGTCGACACCGTCTAACGCAATAACATCACCAGGTTTGACAACAGTGGAAAAGTGGTACGTAGTTGTCCAAGTGTCACCACTGCCGACCTTGTTTCCATTCACATATAAATCAAAGACATTGTCGCACGTCATGTAGAT